ATCTTGAGGTGTTTCATCTTATAGCCCTCTTAGGTGATTCATAAATATCTTTTCAAACTCTGCCTTGCCCAATATTCGAGCGCCTACTGCTTCGTCAATAGTGCCAACAGCTTCAATGGAATACACATGAACAGGCTTGGTTTGACCTTTGCGCCACAGTCTCGCGTTAGTCTGCTCCCACAGATCGTTGGACCATTGTGGTGTGTACCAGATCAGCGTAGTGCCTCCTTTCTCTAGCTGTAGCCCATGTCCCGCCGAGCGTGGGTGAATCAAGAGGCACTTAATCTCTCCACGATTCCACCGTTCTACTTGGGATTGCAGGTTAGTGGGCACTAACATTTCTGCATCTGGCAGGGCTTCCATAAGGCGATCCAGATCATCTTTGTACCAGTACGCAATAAGCGCATTGCCTGTGACACGGCTATTAAGTAGCTGCTGTAAAGCTCGAATACGGAAATCAGACAGCCGCTTGGCTTCCCCCAGCTCATCATAAATAAAGCCGGAGGCGATCTGCTGCAACTTCTGTATGAGTACCGCTGCCGTGGCGCTCACCGCGTCCTCAGTCAGCATATCCGAGCGCATCTGATCGTAGTATTGAGCTAGGTCTTGGGGCATACAGACTTTATGCTTATGGAACTTTATCGGTGGTAGCGTGTGGCGGTAGTCCGGGACGATGTGAACCAAATGTGATATAGCATCTAAAATCTCTTCCGCTGCGCCTTCTTTAAGCTCCCAGTTGTATTGCTTATAGTCTGTCGGGAAGAAGAAGAGGTTTTGAAAAGTATCTTTGCGAGTGCCAAGCGCCTTGCCTGCATCTATCAGCATCATCTGCCCGAAGAGTCCTAAGAAATCCTCGCTGACGGGCGTTCCCGTCAGTCCAACGCGCCACTTAAACTTTTTAAGTTGTGCGCGTAACGCCTTAAATTGAGCACCCCCAGTAGATTTGAGCTTAGTAGTTTCATCTATTAGTAAACCGTCGAACAGGTCAAAGAGGCGGTGTTCTTTTATCCACGGCAGAATGTTGAACGTAGCTACGACTACCTGCCCTTCATGCTTGAAAAGTCCAAGTCTCTCTTCTGGGGTTCCCGTGGCGACGGCTACCTCAATGTGGTGTGTGTGATCCCACTTATCAAACTCTTGTGCCCAAACGGTGTTGGCAATTTTAGGTGTAGTGATGATAAGGACACGATTGAGCACCTTGTCGTCTAATAGTTCAGCTATAGCCGAAGCTGCGATGACAGATTTACCTGATCCCATGTTGCCTACAATCAGGCGGTTGCCTTCATAGGCAGACGTAACAGCGTCTTGCTGTTGTTGGCTAAGTAAACTTGGAGATAAGCGAAAAGAGTTCTTCAACCCCTCTGATGGTGTAGACATTGCCAGTGTTCTCCTTGATGCGACTGTGCGTGTGTTCTTGAAGCTTGCTCAGCCGCCCAGTAGGTGTCTTGAGTTCAACGAACAGCACAGTGCCATTTGGTAGTAATAGAGTTAGATCGGGCCAGCCACGAGAGCTAGTCGAATCAACTTTCACGGCTAGTATACCTAGACTTTTACAAAGTTTTAAACACTTTTGTTGTAAAGTTTTTTCTAACACAGATATACTTGCCCAAACCAAAACCAAGAAGGGGATTAAAATGTCCACAGCAAACATCGTACTACAGTCAGACCCCAAACCAAAAAAAGCACGCGCGGGGTTGTATCTAGACCAGGACCTATATGACGCGGTAAAGGGGATAGCTGATCGCAGTGGTATGTCTTACAACGAGGCAATCATTGAGCTTGTCAAAGCAGGTATTAAAGCATATCAGGAGTAATAAAAATGGTGGGGCTGAGTGTGGTTAGCGACAGATCAATAAATGTAACAAATGAGCAATTCCTAGAAGCAATCTTTGGAGATGAGTGGGGTAAAGCCCATGTAACCTCGTTCCTTGATGACCCATCTAATATAACCTCTGATCGTAGGGGCCTCTGTTGGGCGGGAGGTGCCGCTGAATATCGGGTTGCGCGTATGTCGTCCGAAGAGAATCAGTATTTCACCATAAGCCTATTCCACAAAGCCGAGGATGGTAAGGCAGTTAGACGAAAAGCTAAGTTTGATGCTTGCTTCGTCATCGTAGCCGATGATGTAGCAGAGAAACTGCCTTTAGATCGGGTCGAGATGCTCCCGGAACCTTCATACAAGCTGGTCACGTCCAAGGGGTCTGAGCAATGGGCGTGGATACTTAAAGACCCCTGTGAAGATCGAGCTATGGTGGAGAATTTACTTGATGGTCTGGTAGCTAAGGGGTTGGCACCTGATGGTAATGACCCTGGGATGCGAGGTGTCACGCGATACGTTCGTATGCCTAATGGCTCTAACACTAAGGCCAAACGGATCATCAATGGTAAAACCTTTAAGTGCTATCTGACTTCCTGGGAGCCAAACAACCTCTACACAATGGATCAACTCGCTAAGGTGTTTGATATAGACCTCTTCGCGGAGCGTGCCGAGGCGTCTGTAGATGCCCTGGCTGTGGATAACCCGTTAGTGGCGCGCCACCCGATCCTCAAGCACGTCAATATAGATACCGTTGGCAATGACAACTGGATTCGCATTGACTGCATCAACGCCGAAGCTCACAGCGTAGACGACCCAACGGGTGCCGCTATACGGATAGCACCCGATGGTTCTGTGCAATACCAATGTCATCATGGCCACTGTAGCGGGGATGGGCAGAATCGAAAAATTACAGGCACCCGCGCCATAGAAATATTGGACGCGAAGTTAAACGCTAATGGCTCCTTTATAGCCGAGGTGAACGCCTACAAGATGGATATCGCTCTTGAGCGAACCAAGCAGCTATCCGAGGCGCTATCCGAAGAGCCAATAGATGGTGGGGATGTAGTAGTTGACGGCGAATTCGAGAATGGTGCCGAAGAAAATAAACCTCCAGAGGGGTTTGATCCAATGCGCTACATCTTTATAGCGCCCGAAAACAACTTCTACGACATAGTATCTGGCATGACACTACCTCCAAAGGGCTTGGATAACCTTTTTATGCGTCAACTACCTGGCGGTAAAGCAGGTCCAACAGCCAGTAGGTTGCTACTAACCACCATGGACCCTAAGTTGTCGTCCGCAGATGGTATTGGTTGGCGACCAACGGGTTTACAAGCCCCGGATCGTGGGGATGTTATCTTTGAGGATGAAGGGCGTAGGCTTATCAATACATGGCGTGGATACGCATTAACCCCAGTGAAAGGCAGCGTAGATGTGTGGTTGGACTTAGCCGAGTACCTACTACCTGATGAGGCTCAGCGTAATGTCGTACTCGACTTCTTAGCCTTCATTGCCCAATACCCAGCGGAGAAACCCGCTTTCTGTATAGTCCATCGGGGCACACACAGAGTCGGTAAAGACCTCCTATATAAAGGCATCATGCAATCACTTGGATCATACAATGCTAGAGGGGTGTCCATAGATAATGTGTTAGGCGGTTGGGGTGATTACCTGAAAGGCTTGCGCCTCGCCATTATAGAAGAAGCAGACAAAGCCCAAGACAAGAAGGTGGCCAATGCCATGAAAACCATCTTGGCACCGACAGCCAGTGGTAAGAAGGTGTTGAACCTGAAAGGCGGTAAAGTGGTCACTCAGGTCGATAGCATGGCATCCATCATTATGAGTAATAAACGCGCGTGTATCGCCATAGAGAAAGGCGATAGGCGCTACTTCGTGGTGGACTCTTGGGTAGAACCAAAAGACCAAGCTTTCTACAACACATTAGATACCTGGTATAAGCGCCAAGACGGTGCAGCTAAGGTCCTGAACTTTCTACTTGAACGAGATATTAGCCAATTCAACCACAACCAACTGCCTTTTATGACCGAAGGGGCGACTGAGATGGTGTCATTGGGTAGGTATGACTATGAACAAGATTTGGAGGTTCTGATTGATGAGGGGCATCCACCTTTCCACTGCAATGCAGTGTCCGTCAAGGAGCTAAAAAAGGTGTGTAAAGAGCATGGATTGAAGGGAGGGAATAACGGAATTGAGGAAGCTTTACGTCATCTTGGGTGGCTAAAATTTAGCAATGTGGTAGCCAGAATTGAGGGGAAATCGGTCAAAGCGCCAACGTTTTTTGCGCGCGGGTTGCCTGCGGGTGCATCCATGAAGGAGGTGTTCGACTTCTACCAAAGTGAAACCGCGCCCGAAAAAGTTACTTAGTAACTTTTTGGTTACCTGTTTTTTGCTATTTTGGTAACCGCTGGAAGCCCCGTAATACGGGGCTTTTAGTGTAAAGTTACTTAATTACCTTTTATTTTTTATATATTAATAAGAAATAATAAATAATAAGAAATAAGGAGAAATAGACGTATATATAAAATATACAGCGAGTAAAAACGAAAAAGTAACGGTAACTTGGTAACTGCCCTCGACTGAATTTTTGCCTTTGGTCGGGCAGTGGAAATGCAAATGCACATCCACGAAAAGTTGCGTAATCTTGGGATGGACGTTCGAGTGGTTTGGAGCAAAGACGATGTTGATCGACTCATCAGAGAAATTTGATATGACCCTAGACATTCACTACGACGATGAGTGGCTCTTAGTCCTGGTCGCAGTAGACGGTGATGACGTTGAGGTGATCGATGTCAT